ATGGGGTGCATCACAAACGGGAGATATTATTACCGCTCCTGGAGTTTGGACTTTAGATAATTACGGAAATAAACTCATTGCAACCATCGTTGATGGCGCAACTTTTGAATGGGATTCAGATGCCACAAGCGCAACATCCACGCGAGCTACAATCGTAGCTAACGCTCCAACGGCAGCGATAGAAACTTTAGTATCTACACCCGACAGGCACTTAGTGTTCTTCGGAACAGAAACAACGATTGGAACAACATCCACACAAGACGATATGTATATCCGATGGTCGGATCAAGAAAGTATTGACGCTTCGACTTCGTACGCGCCTTCGGCAACCAATACGGCTGGCACACAAAGACTGGCTGACGGAACACGGATCGTGGCAGCGATTCGAGGTCGTGATGCAATGTATATTTGGACGGATACTTCTATGTTCGTTATGAGATTCGTAGGAGCTCCTTTCGTATTTTCATTCCAACAAGTGGGTACGAACTGTGGACTCGTAGGTAAGAATGCAGCCGTCGAAGTAGATGGTAATGCTTACTGGATGTCAGAAAATGGTTTCTTTAGATACACGGGTAAATTAGAATCCTTGGCATGTCTTGTTGAAGATTATGTTTACGATGATATTAATACTGTTCCTAAAAATCATATTTATGCAGGACTGAATAATCTCTTCGGAGAAGTCACTTGGTTTTATCCTGGTAGCGGTGCCGCATCGAACAATCGATCGGTGACTTATAACTATATGGATTCCACAGCAGAAAGACCCATTTGGACAACGAGTTCTTTAGCAAGATCCACGTGGTCAGATTCTCATATTTTTGGAAAACCTCATGCAACAGAATATGATGCCGATGCAACGAGTGATGCAACCGTGGGTAACACGGATGGCGTAACCACATACTTTGAACACGAAACAGGGACGAATGAAATTAAAGCAGGAGCCACAACAGCTATTACTGCAAGTATTCAATCAGGTGATTTTGATTTAGACCAAAGAGGCCTAGCGGGTGATGGAGAATTTATGATGAAAATTAGAAGAGTCATTCCTGATTTTTTAAGTCAAACAGGAGCTGCAAGAGTGACTTTAAATTTAAAAAGTTATCCAACGGACACAGAAGCGAGTTCCTCTTTAGGACCTTTTAGTGTAGACTCAGATACAACAAAAATAGATACAAGAGCGCGAGCCCGTGCGATCGCTTTAAAAATAGATAACACCAGTATTACACAACACTGGAAACTAGGAACGTTTAGATTAGATATACAACCGGATGGAAGACGATGATCGATAAAAGTATACGAGCAGATTACGATATTAAGAATAGAAGAAGATATTTCACTGGAGCATTCGGCGGAGCCGGAGCAGGTCGTGGAAGAGATCCCGGCGGGCCTCCAGGCGGTGGAGATAGAGGTATGACTTATACAGCACCACCTCCATCACAAGATAGACAAGATCGTGCTAGACAACAAGCAGCAATAGAACAAGCAGCAGCTGAACAACGTGCCGCTGAACAACGTGTTGAAGCCGAGCGACAAGAAGCTGAAAGAGCAAACCAACTTGCAGAAGCTAGAAGATTAATGACACAACCGACAACGGTTGATGTTCCTACTAAAGGACCCAAATTAATTCCAGGAACAACTCATCCATTTACAGTAGATCCATATCAACAAAATTACATTTCACCTGGACAAGTTCGTACAGAAGGTATTTATAATGAAGGTGATTACGCCGACTTAGTTAAAGCACCCGTTGACGTAGGATTTCAAGAAGCATTAAGAAAACAACAAATTGCAACTGACCTTCGACAAAAACAACAAGATCCAGATTATGGTCAATTTTTTAGACCGCAGCCTGTTGTGGAAAAACCTAAATCAGGCATTGGTGGCGCTTTAAAAACAGCAGGTAAAGGTATTTTAGAAATGGCGTTGATGCCTTTTCTTCCTAAACCTGTGAGAACTGCCTTTACAGGATATAAAAGAGCAAAACAATTAGAAGATATAGCAAAAAGAACTGGAATTTTAGACAAAGATATTGTTCCTACTTTAAACCTTAGCAATTTAAGATCAACTATAGATAAAGGAGTTAGCGGACGTCAGTTTGATCCTAAAGATCCAATAGGCTGGACAGGAGAAAAGAAAAGAACTTTTCATGAACCTAGAGATGGGCAACAAGAAACTACAATTCAAGAAGCTGTTGCCGGTAAAAAACCTCTCGGAATAGATTTTGAAGATCTTAGAGAAAAACAAAATGTCATGAAAAATGCCTTAGACGAAGGTTGGTACCTAGATAAGGAAGGAAAAAAAATTCAATTAACTGATCAACAAAAAGAAATTCTTAATTCTTATATAACCCGAATAGATAAGTATTTAGTAGACCCAACAGCAATGGCAGCCTACGGCGGACGTATCGACAAACCTCTTGCAGGAAGAAGCAGAGATATCTAATGGCAAGAATTGTACAAGCACTAACGCAACCCGGAGAACAATACGATCAACAACTGCAACAATCGTTTGTGAGAGATGTGGACAGTATTGTACAAAAATTAAACTCAACATTTCAACAAGATTTAAAAGATGAACTAGAAGCCGTAAACTTCTATATAGCATAATGGCAAATACATTTGTAAATAAGAAAAAAGATTTAACCAGTACGTCAGCAACGACCTTGTACACGGTCCCAACAGCTACGACGGCTGTGGTTAAATCCATACTCGTATCGGAAGATTCAGGGAATGCGGATACCATTACCGTAACCCTAACAGACACAGATGACGCTGTTTTTAGCTTATTTAAGACCAAAGCCATATCGGCTAACGCAACCTCAGAACTGCTTAGTCAACCTTTAGTCGCCCAGGAGAGCGAAATTATTAAGGTTACTGCAGCTACTGCTAACCGACTCCATGTCGTACTTTCTGCGCTTGAAATTAAAAAGCGAGAAGTTACAACATAGTCTTGATTTATTCGTGAAAAACGAATAAACATATAAACTCAGGTGAAATCCCTGCCTTTAATATAAATCAACAACAGTATAATTATGAATAGATTAGGCATACAATCATTAAACGCAGGCGCACCAGACCTTAGACTTTCTGGAGATCAAACTCAACGAGGAACGTATACTCAAAGACGTAGAGACCAGATGGCTTACGGTGGTATCGCAGGACTTGACGGTCGAAAACGATACGGAATCGGAAGCTGGTTTCAAGAAAAAATTATGGATCCGATTAAAAAGAATCCAGTAACTTCTGCAGTCATAGGTGGGGGTTTATTAAATCAGTTTGGAATACCCTTAACTGGAACAGCGGGAAATCGAATGGGACAGAATTGGTTAGGAGATCTTTTAGGAGGAGTTATGCCTGGAGATACACAATTTAATACAGTGCTTGGGGATACTTTACCTTTTAGGTATCAAGATGTTACATCTAATCCGTTACCCGGTGGTCTTGATCAATTATATAAAGATGTTTTAGCACAAGATATGTCAGGAATTATGGGCGATGGAAGATCTCAAGCTCTTCAAAAAATAGCTGGTATACTTCCAGATGTAGCTGGAAAAACAACAGGAACATTAAAACAATATCAAAATTATTTACAAAATCAAGCTGTAGAAGCACTTAAACAAAAAACAGGATTAACTTCACAAGATCCAGAACAACAAAAACGACTACAGCAACAAAGGGAACTACAAAGAATTAACTGGGAAGTTCCTCTAGCGGTAGGCGCAGGAGCCGGAGCCTATCAAAAAAAATATCTCGAAGACCAACCTCCATTCCCGATGGACGAAACAAGTATCAATTTTCAAACGGGAGCAGAAGCGATGGCCGATCCGAATTTAAGATTCAAGCCACAAGCACAGTATGCAAACGTAGCAGAAGGCGGAAGGATTGGGTATGACAATGGAGGAGAAGTTGATAAAAAGAAATGGAGCCTTTGGGATTACGTGTTAGGAAAAAATTGGTTAGAAGATCCGGATAGAGAACTAGAACCTTGGGAAGAAAGAGCAAGGCTGGAAGTAGGCAAAGC